CTTTTTTTGTTCATGGTTTGTTCTTTTAACGTAAAATCGTGTAAAATCCTGTAAAATTTAACAAAAAACGAATCTAAAACACGCAAAAGTCCGTTGTGACTTCTAATATAAATAGTATTATAATGAAAAACTGTCAAAATTGCGGACATGAGTGTCATTGTGGTAAAATTTGTTACAAAGATTACCCTAATGGCGAAGGAAATGATATTACAATTGATTGTTGTAAGATTTGCCGACACGATTCGTATGTTGACGAAGAAAAATATAACATAGAAAGTTAATTATGCCTAAAATGAGAAAATATCTGTTTTGGAATGAAGCAGGTGACGAACAAGAAAAAGAATCAATAAGTTTAAAGAAGGCTATAAGGTCTGTACAATCAAATTATAAAGACAAAATGATAAGTGTTGAATATATCAGTAAAAAAGGCAAAGAAATGTGCCATAGTGTAGTAATACCAATAGGTAGAAAAGTAAGACAAGCAATTATAGCAGAGAAAAAACGAGAAGCCTTAAAAGCTAATAAAAGAATAATTTAAATGCCAGCATGTGTTAGATCAGGTTTAGATGTTCATGTAGGACACGAAAGTCCGACACCTAGTCCATTTCATCAAACACCATATACGGGTGGTTCGCCAAATGTTACTATAAACAGCGCTGCTTCTATAAGAGTAGGTGACGCTACTAGTTGTGGTGACCCTGCAGTAGCGGGTAGTTCAACTGTATTTGTAAATAGTATCCCTATTCATAGAATAGGTGACGCAACCGGTGGTCATGGTAGTTGGGTAGCTAATGCTGCCTCGACCGGAAGTTCTAATGTATTCTCTGGTTAATCATGTATAAATATTGGTATGGCCAATTTAGATGCAATTAACAATAGTAAGCGTGCTACTAGAATTTACAAAGATTTAGATTTAGATTTCGGTAGAAACGTTGTTACTAATGATGTAAATAAATTGACTGATGTAGAATCAGTAAAACGAAGTGTTAGAAACTTGATTAACACTAATCACTTTGAAAGACCGTTTCACCCAGAGATTGGTGGTAACGTAAGAGCATTATTATTTGAGCCAATGACACCATTGACTGCTTTAAACTTACAAAGAAAAGTAGAAGAAGTGTTAAACAACTTTGAGCCAAGAGCACAGATAACACAAATTATCGCTGATCCTGATATTGATAGAAATGCTTATAGACTTGAAATTAAATTTTATGTTATAGGAATACAAAACCCAATTACAGTAGAAACATTTTTAGAAAGATTAAGATAAGATGGCAAGCAATAAATTACAAGTTTCAGATTTTGATTTTGACGATATAAAAGCAAATTTAAAATCATTTTTACAAAATCAATCAGAATTCCAAGATTATGACTTTGAAGGTTCTGGTTTTGCTGTCTTACTAGACTTACTTGCTTACAATACACACTACCTAGGTTTCAATGCTAATATGTTAGCAAATGAAATGTACCTAGACAGTGCTGACATAAGAAAAAACATTGTGTCATTAGCAAAGATGTTAGGTTATACTCCTACGTCACCTAAGTCGGCAACAGCAACAGTAGATATTCTATTCAATAATATTTCATCAACTACAACAACAATAGAAATGGGAAAAGGCACAGCCTTTACAACTTCTGTTGATGGTGAAACTTATCAGTTTGTTACTAACGCAGTACATACAACTACTCCAGAAAATGGTGTTTATAGATTTTCAAATATAACTTTACACGAAGGCACATTAGTTAATTTTAAATATATAGTTGATAGTACAGATCCTGATCAAAGATTTGTTATCCCAAGTGTCAATGCAGATACATCTACTTTAAAAGTTTCAATACAAAATTCATCTAGTGATACTACAACTGCTACTTACACAGTAGCAACAGGTATAACAAGTTTAAACCAAACATCAAAAGTTTATTTCTTACAAGAAATGGAAGATGGTAAGTTTGAAATATATTTTGGTGATGATGTATTAGGAAATAAATTAGATGATGGTAATATTGTTAGATTAGAGTACATTGTTTCAAATAGAGCTGAAGCTAATGGCGCAAGTGCATTTACTCTATCAGGTAATATTGATGGATTCTCAGATGTTTCAATTACAACTACTTCAATTGCTCAAGGTGGTTCAGATGCTCAAACAAAAGAGTCAATTAGATACAATGCACCTTTACAATATTCAGCACAAGACAGAGCAGTTACAACAACCGATTATGAAACTATTGTACAATCAATATATCCAAATGCTCAATCAGTTTCTGCTTGGGGTGGTGAAGATGATGAGACAGCTCAATATGGTGTTGTTAAGATTGCTATTAAAGCAGCGTCAGGTTCTACTTTAACAAACATAACTAAACAAAGTATAGTAACACAATTAAAAAGATACAATGTTGCTTCTGTAAGACCTGTAATCGTTGATCCTGAAATAACTAAACTGTTATTAACAACAAATGTTAAGTATGATAACAAGACAACGACTAAAACTTCTGATACATTAAAATCAGCAGTATTAACAACTCTTACAAATTATAATAATAACACCTTAACAAAATTTGAAGGTGTATTTAGATTTTCAAAAGTTACAGGGTTGATTGATAGCACAGATAGTTCTATATTATCAAACATAACAAATTTAAAAATTAGAAAAGACTTTCAACCAGCATTAGCAGCCTCTACAAAATATAATGTATTCTTTAGAAACGCATTATACAATCCACACTCTGGTCACAATATGGCAGCTGGTGGTATATTAGAAAGTTCAGGTTTCAAAGTATCTGGTGATGCCACAACTATATTTTATTTAGATGATGATGGCGCAAGTAATGTTAGACGTTACAGTTTCGTAGGTTCAACAAGAGTTTATGCTAATAATACTCAAGGTACAATTAATTACAACACTGGCGCTATTGTATTAAACTCTTTAAGTGTATTAAGTGTAGAAAATATCAGAGGTGCAGCTGCAACTAAAATAGAATTAACAGTAGTTCCTGCTTCAAATGATATCGTACCCGTAAGAGATCAAATATTAGAAATAGATACAGCCAATTCATCTATCACAGTCACTGCTGACACTTTTGTTGGAGGATCTGCTGATGCAGGAGTAGGTTATACAACAACAAGTAGTTACTAATGGCCAAGTTCACAAGGAAGATATCCAACCTCATAAAACAACAAGTACCTGAGTTTGTACTTGCCGATCACCCTAAATTTTTAGAGTTCGTTGAGACGTATTACAGGTTCATGGAGTCTGCAGAGATTACTATTGAGAATGTACAAGCAACAGATGGTATCGCAGTAGAAACAGAAACAGCACAAGAAAACAATATAATATTAGATGGTTCTAAAATAGATACAGACAGAACCCAATTAGATGCTGGTGATAAAATACTATTAGAGGATTCTAATTTTGGTAAATTTACTAGAGGTGAAACTGTAACAGGTCAAACATCAAACGCAACTGCGATAGTATTATCAGAAGACTTAATTAATAATAGATTATTCATATCTGCCCAAGATAAGTTTATACAAGATGAAATTATCGTAGGTTCAACTTCTACAGCGAAAGCAACTATATCTAATTATAGACCTAATCCTGTAAATAACATACAAGACTTATTAAACTTCCGTGATCCTGATAAAGCAATATCAAACTTCTTAACAAAATTTAGAAATGAGTTTTTAAATACATTACCAGAAATTTTAGACGTTAATGTAGATAAACGAAAACTTATAAAAAATATAAGATCAGTTTATAGAGCAAAAGGTACTCAAAGAGGACACGAAGTATTTTTTAGATTTTTATTTAATGAGGATTCACAAACACTTTATCCTAGAGAAAATATTTTAAGAGTATCAGATGGTAAATTTGACACTACAAAAATATTAAGAGCAATTGGAACAACTGGTAAATTATCTGATCTAGTTGGAAGAACAATTACGGGTCAAACATCAAACGCAACTGCTATTATAGAAAATGTATTTCAGTTTCAAATTGGTTCAAACACAGTTACAGAATTTATCTTAAATGAAGAAACTATCATAGGTACTTTTGTAACATCAGAAGAAATACGAGGTACATCAACAGATACTTCAGATACATTTATTAAAGGAATAGTAACAGGTATTCCAAATGTGGTTACTATTACTAATGACGGTGGTCTATTAAGTCCTAAAGATGATATACCATTAACAGGTGGTGGAACAACTGCTATTATTCAAGTAGGTAATATTGGTTCAGGTGAGATCACAGAAGTATTGATAGATGACGCTGGTGCTCATTTTGTAATTGGCGATACTTTAACTTTTAATAATTTAGATACAGGTGGCGGTGGAGTTACAGCAAAAGTATCAGTTGTTAATGGTGGTTTTACACCTGAGGACAGCACATCTACAACATCTGATCATATTGTATTAGAAGATGAAACTGTAAGAGGCGATGTATATACAGGAGATAAAATTGTACAAGAATCTGGATCAGGAACAGGAGATATTACAGATATTAGAATTATTAATAGTGGTGGTGGTTATAAATCTTTACCTACAGCAGCAATTACAAGTGTTGATGGTAGTGGTGCTAAAATTATTCCATATGGTCCAGAAATTGGAAGACTACTTAATATTAAAAAGATTGAACCAGGCGCAGGTTACGAAGCGTCACCTAGTCCTATCATTAAATTACCAAGTTCCATTGTAGTAAAAGATGCTTCTGGTAATTTTAAAGTAGGTGAAGTTATAAACGGACTTGATATTTCTTCTACCGTTGTAACAGCAACAGTTGTTTCATCTATTAATAGTATTTTAAAAGTTAAAGACGCAACAGGCGAGTTTGCTGAAAATACTAGGATCACAGGACAAACTACAACAACAACAGGTGTTGTTATGAAAAACGATTTAGCTACAGCAACTGTAAATGTTGGTGCAGTCGTAGATACTGAAGGTCAGTTCATTAATGAAGATGGTTTTGTATCAGAAAATACAATGAGAATACAAGACAGTTTATACTACCAAGATTTCTCTTATGTAATTAAAGTTGGAAGAACAATTAATGATTGGAGAGACAGTTTTAAAAAGACAATGCACACAGCTGGTTTCTATCTTGCTGCCCAAGTAGAGATTACTAACAAAATTGATTTAAGAACCAGACCAAGAGAACAAGGTGGTCAGTTAGTTCCATTCTCAACAATCCTTAATACTTTATTTGCCGCTATAATCGGTAGAAGATTAGGAACAAATACAGATGGCACAACTTTAAGACCTAATCCACACGAATGTTTATCTGATAATTTACAAGGTCAAACATTAGCGCCTTACGATCCAGCAACTAGAGACGTGACTATAACAAGAGCGCCTATTAACATACGTATGATGAGTAGAGTTACAAGATTTATTGAACCAACTAAAAATGGTGTAGTTCATGCTAAATTCGGATTCGCTTCAACTGGCCCTTATTTTCACTCACTAAATAGATATGCTAATACGAGATATGGAACAACTACATTTACAGGAAATACTAGTAGTAATGGTGTAAGTAGTGGTATTACATTTCGTAGGTTAAGTGAGATTTTAGTAACAGGAACAAGAACAAGTTTAGATGGAACGCCAGGAATATTCGTATTAACATCACACGAAGAAGGTCAAAAAATCAAAATAAACTTTACTTACCCCTCTGAAGTCTATACATTTAAACCAGTAAAATTTAGTAACACAAAAGGTAATAAGAAATTTAGTAATACAACAGTTAAATGGAGCCAGACAACACAAGCACAACCAAATCCATAATTTTTAGTAATAATAATGTTTAATACGTTATAAATATAATAAAGAAGGATTATAAAACAGTATAAATAGATATATGCCAGCGATAATTACAAACAAATTTAGAATACATAACTCAGAACAATTTAGAGAATCTTTCTCTGAAGCAGCCCCTAACGTTTACTATCTAGGAATAGGTAGAGCACAAACTTGGACAACTCTTTTAAGAGGCGATGGTCGAACAGACTATGAGGGTTCTGATACATTACCAATTTTACCATCAGATACAGTAGCAACAGAATTCAATACATTTGATGATCTATTAGCAGTAAAAAGAGTTACTACTACTAATGTTGCTTTTGTTATTCCAAGAAACAATTGGACAACTGGTACTATTTACGATATTTACAGACATGACTATGGTGAATTTCAAACTGGCTCAACAACAGCAAAAGTTGTTTCAACAGGAAATAAAACTACGTTATTTGACTCATTATTCTATGTTCTAAATTCTGATTTTAATGTTTATAAATGTTTAGACAATAATGGTGGTGCTCAATCAACAGTTCAACCAACAGGAACAAATATTAATACTTTGGAAACTGCTGATGGATATAAATGGAAATATTTGTATACCCTAACAGCGGCTGAACAAACAAATTTCTTATCTACAGATTTCATGGCAGTCACAGAAAATGTTAATGCTGGAACAGGACAATCAAATGTAATATCAGCAGCAGTAGATGGCAAGATAGATATAATAAAAATTAAATCACCAGGTTCTGGTGGTATCAATGGTACTTTCACAAATATAGATATTAAGGGTGATGGTTCAGCTGGTAAATGTTCAGTAACAGTAGCAGGTGGTTTAATAACTGCTGTGACTGTAACAACTGGTGGAACAGGATACACTTTTGGAACAGTTAGTAACGCACAAATCGTAGCTGCTGGTTCAACAGACTTGGCTGGTGGAGAATTAGATGTTATCATAGGTCCTAAAGGGGGTCATGGTGCAAATTGTAAAAATGAATTAGGTGCTTTCTTCGTAATGATGAACACAAATTTAGAAGGCGCAGAAACAGCAAACTCAGGTGACTTTGTTGCAACTAATGACTTCAGAGAAATAGTTTTAATAAGAGATCCAAAATCAGGCGGATCAGCAGCGACTGGCGCTACATTGAGAGCAACATATGCTGTAAAAATTAATAACCCATCAGGAACATTTCTTCCAGATGAAGAAATAACTCAAACGACAACAGGCGCTGGTGGAAAAGTAATTGCTTGGGATCCCGTGAATGCCATTCTTTACTATGTTCAAACAAGACACCAAGACGCTGGTATAGATAGTAATGGTAATCAAGTTGCTTTCTCAGGAGCAAACGTAATCACAGGAGCAAACTCTGCTGTGACTGGTACTCCAAACGTTGCACAAAATACTGCGGTTGTTAATGTTGAATTCTCAGGCGGATATTCTTCTCCTGAAATAGACCATGATACCGGTGATGTTGTTTATGTAGAAAATAGAGCACCGATTACAAGAGCAGCAGATCAAACGGAAAACGTTAAACTGATAATTGAATTTTAAAAAGGAATTAAATGCCAAGTCCAACTGACTTTAATCTCTCACCTTACTTTGATGACACTACGGAAGATAAAAAATTCCATAGAGTTCTTTTTAGACCAGCATTTGCTGTACAGGCTAGAGAATTAACACAATCACAAACCATACTACAAAACCAGATTGAGAAATTTGGTGACCACATGTTTAAACAAGGGTCTATTGTAATACCTGGTGGTGTAGCATTTGATAAAAAATATTACGCAGTCAAATTAACAAGTATCGCTATTTCAAATACTTTAGAACAATTTACAACAGGAACAATTATTACAGGTGGCACTTCAGGTGTTGTCGCAGAGATAGTTGGTACAGATGCTTTAGTAAGTTCTGATCCAGCAACTCTTTATGTAAAATACGAAAAGACCGGTACAAACAATACATCTTTCGTATTTACAGATGGCGAAACAATTACAGGTATCAATAGTGATAGTGTTGCTGTATCATGTGTATGTAATACAACTGCTACAGGTTCTGCTGCGATTGGTGAGGCTGGTACTTATTACATTAATGGTTACTTTGTTAAAGCAGATTCAGAAACTTTAATACTAGACAAATACACAAACACACCTTCATATAGAGTTGGTTATACTATTACAGAAACATTTATAACTTCAAATGATGACGCAAGTTTAAATGACAATGCTACAGGTAGTTCTAATCTTAATGCACCTGGCGCTCACAGATTTAAAATTCAATTAACTCTAACTAAAAAAACATTATCTTCAACAGAAGATTCTAACTTCTTTGAAATATTAAGAGTAGAAAATGGAAATATTAAAGGTCAAGCAAGAGCAACAGAATATAATATTTTAGCAGAAACATTAGCAAGACGAACATTTGATGAATCAGGTGACTATGTTTTAACTAATCCAGAGTTTGATATTAGAGAACATTTATTAAATGGAACAAATAGAGGTATCAACACATCTAGTAATGGTGGATTAGAAACTAAACTTGCTGTTGGTGTATCTCCTTTTAAAGCTTATGTAAATGGTTATGAGGGAGAAATATTATCAACTACATATGTTGATGTAGATAAAGCTAGAGATACAGATAGTGCTAATAATAACAAGACAAGATTTAATGTAAAAAACTTTGTACATGTAACAAACGTTTATGGATCGCCAGATATCAGTTTTGTATCAGGTCATACAGAAGCATTTAAAAATTTAAATTTATACAGAGACCCAACAAATGCTAGAGGAACAGAAGTATTAACAGTTGGTGTTGATGTTACACAAATAGGTAGAGCAAAATCACGTGGTTTTGAATATGTATCAGGCGAAGAAACATCTGACATATTCGCAAATACAGGTGTCTATAAACATTATCTATTTGACGTAGAAATGTTTACACACGTTGACTTAACAACTAGTGCTACATTTACAACTGGTGAAAGATTGACTGGCGCAACTACTGGCGCAACTGGTATTGTTATGTCAGACACAGCAACGAAAAGTGCGGCAATAGCAATCACAGCTGCTAATCCTTCTGTTGCTACTTTATCTTCTCACGGATTTGTAGATGGACAACAAATTACTTTAACAGGTGGTACTTACTCTGTAGCTAGTGTAGTAAACTCTGGAGCAAGAGTTTGTGTTGTAAGAAATACTACAGCGAATACTTTTGAATTATTTGACGCTGATGGAACAACTTCATTGGACGTTACAGCTCAATCAGGCAATCCTACAGCTGCTCACACAACAGTTGTATTATCAAATGTACAAGGTTCTTTCTCTGCTGGTGAAACAGTAACAGGTGATATATCTAACGCAACTAGTTCAATTCAAGCAGACAGTATTGGCTTTAAAGGTGCTACTTCTTTTGACTTTGAACAAACAAAACAAGTTGGTATGGCAGGGTCTCCTACATACACAGCAGATACAGTTTTAAACGCTACTCAAGGTTCTAATGTAGAAATGACAGGTAACGTTACCGTGGCAAACTCAAGCGCTACTGTAAGAGGTAAAGGTACTAAATTTACAACAGAATTAAAAGTAGATGATTCAATAACATTTACAAATGATGCTGGTGCTACTGTCATAGGTATAGTAAGAAATATTATATCACAAACAGAATTAACTTTAACAGCTGCCGTTGGTAGTAGTGATGTTACAACAGGTGGTATTCCAACAAGAAGAAGAGCCAAGTTACAAAATCCAGAACAAAACATATCAATATTCAAATTACCAAATACAACGGTAAGTACATTAAAAACAGCATCTAATGGTGGCCAAGAAGATACTAACTTTAATGTTAGAAGACAATTCGTTAAAACATTAACATCAAATGGTGATGAAACTTTTACTGCTGGTTCAGATGAAACGTTTGTGTCACATGCTTCTGATGATTACACTGTAACAATAATGACTACTGGTTCTGGTGGAACAGGTAGTGTTGGTGATAGTTTAAGCACTTCCGGTAATAACCACGAAGGTGGGTCTATAATTACTTTAGGTGGATCTCCAGCGGGTAAAACATTAACACTAGATTTTGGTGCTAACTTTGCTGGTCATAAAGTAAAACTTACTGCTACTTTAAGTAGATCAGTTGCAGGTTCTAAAACAAAAACTTTATTTGCTGCTCAAACAATTAATATAGCATCACAATCAATTATAGAAAGTGGTGTTGTTGGTCTAGCGAAAGCAGATATATTCAAAATTAATAATATTTACATGTCACCTGCGTTTGGCACAACAGCAACAGCTTCACATACAGATATTACAAGTAGATTTGATTTAGATAATGGTCAAAGAGATAACTTCTATGACATAGGTAGAATTAAATTAAAACCAGGTGCATTAAAACCAACTGGACAATTATTAATTAACTTTGATTTCTTCACACATGGAACAGGAGATTACTTTGATGTAGATTCTTATTCAGGTGTTATTGCTTACGAGAACATACCTAGTTATATTTCAGAAACACTAGGAACAACTTTCGAATTAAGAGATAGTTTAGATTTTAGACCTAGAGTAGATGACGCTTCTACTTTACCTGGTTCAACATCAGGTTCTGACTTTGAAAGAAGTTATAATGGATTAGGTCACTCTACAATAGACATGCCAGAATTTAATTCAGATATTACAACTGACTTTGAGTTTTATTTAAGTAGAATAGATAAAATTTTCATCACAAGAAGTGGTGAATTAAAAGTAATTAAAGGTGCTTCTTCATTGAACCCTTTAGCGCCACAAAATTTAGAAGGTAACTTACACTTAGCAACTTTAGAAATACCGGCATATACGCTTGATACAGACGAAGTGATCATCAACAAACAAGATAATAGACGATATACAATGAGAGATATTGGTCGTTTAGAAAAAAGAATACAGAACGTTGAATACTATACTCAACTTTCATTATTAGAAGCTGATGCACAATCTTTACAAATACAAGACGCAAATGGTTTTGATAGATTTAAAAATGGATTTGTTGTAGATAACTTTACAGGTCACAATGTTGGTGATGTTGGAAACAATGATTACAAATTATCTATTGATAGAGCTAAAGGTCAAGCAAGACCAATGTTTAATGAAGACAACATTGAGTTTGAAGAAATAGACGAAGATGGTTCAGTAATAACATCAGCAGATAGAACAGCTGCTAATTATCAATTAACAGGTGATGTTGTAACATTACCTTACACAGAGACAACTGTAATAGATCAACCATTCGCTACTAAAACAGAAAATCTACAACCATTTATGATTTTCAATTGGATTGGTGATGTAGATTTAGACCCACCACTAGATGAGTGGAAAGAAACCGCTAGAGCGCCAGACATTGTAGTAAATTTAAATGGTACTTTTGATAACTTACGAAGAGCGATGGGATTATCAAATGAATCTATAGCAAATGTTCCACTAGGTACAGAATGGAATGAATGGCAAGATCAATGGTCAGGTAACCCTAGATCAAACGTTTCTCAAAATGGTCGAACACGTACTACAACAACAAGTAGAGACGTTGTACAGACTAGAGGCGGTATTAGAACAGAAGTTGGACCACAAACTGTTATTCAAAGTTTAGGTGATAGAGTTGTAGGTATAAACTTTGTTCCATTTATTAGAAGTAGATCAATCGCATTTACTGCTCAAGGTATGAGACCAAATACACAAGTTTTCCCATACTTTGATGAACAATTAATTACAGCATACATTACACCAACTGGTGGATCACTTGGTGGTAACATTATAACTGACACCAATGGTGCGGCTAGTGGTACTTTCGTAATACCTGATCCAACAGTAGATACTAACCCAAGATGGAGAACAGGTAAAAGAGTATTCAGATTAACTAGTTCATCTACTAACGCAAATTTAAATTCAGTTGATAGTGCAACATCAGCAGAGGCAGATTATTCTGCTAAAGGTTTACAAGAAACTGTAAGAGAAGCAATTATTTCAACAAGAGAAGTAAGAGTAATAAGAAGAAACGTATCAGAGACACAAAGAATTACAAGATCATCTTCAAGTTCAGTTACTTTACCACCACCAGAAAGAAATGATGGAGGCGGCAATGGTGCAGACCCATTAGCGCAATCATTTATAATTGACCAAGCAGATGGTTGTTATATTACAAGCGTTGATACATTTTTTGCTACTAAATCAACTACAATTCCAGTAAGAGCTGAAATTAGAAGAATGAGCAATGGGTATCCTACAAATGATGTAATACCATTCGCACAAAAATATTTAAATCCTAGTGCTGTAAATGTAAGTACAGACGCAAGTTTAGCAACAACATTTACTTTCCCATCTCCTGTATATTTACAAGAGGGTGTAGAGTATTGTCTAGTATTAAAAACTGATTCAACAAAGTATGCAGCTTATACAGCAAGATTAGGTGATACAGTAATTGGTAGTGATAGAACAGTATCTAAACAACCAGCGACAGGTGTATTATTTAAATCAGCAAATGATAGTACATGGACACCTGAACAAATGGAAGATTTAAAATTCAATTTGAAGAAAGCAGTATTTGATGTTACTACTTCAGGTACTCTTACACTAGCAAATAAAGCTTTACCTACAAGAGTATTACCCGCTAATTCATTAAGAACATTTAATGGCACTGGTGTCATAAGAGTGTTCCACAAAAATCACGGTATGCACTCTACAAGTGATAACGTAACAATATCAGGTATCGCTTCTGGTGTATATAACGGCATTAACGCAACTGACATTAATGGTACATTCACAAGTATTTCAAATATAACTTTAGACAGTTATGATATTACAACAAGTGGAACAGCAACGTCATCTGGTGATGTTGGTGGTAGTTCAATAGTGGCTACAGAAAATAGAGCCTTTGATGTAATGCAATTACAGATTGGTCAAATTACACAACCTGGAACAGACTTAACAGCAACAATTAAAACTACAACTGGTAAGTCAGTTCATGGTACAGAGACACCATTTACACTTGATACAACAGCATCAAATACAGTTATAGGAGATAATATTTACTTTACTTCACCAAGACTAGTTGCTAGTTCTATAAATGAAACAGAAGAAATGACAGGTAAAAATTCTTTAGTTGTTAATTTAAATATGAGTTCAACAAACGCAAACTTATCACCATTTGTAGATATGAAGCGAACAAATGCGTTTGCGATTAATAACAGATTAAATAATCCTAGTGTTTCATCAACTGACACATTTACAGGCGATGGATCAGATGTAACCTTTACTTTATCAGGAACACCATCAAGTGTTCACTTATTAGCAGTTAAGAAAAACGGATTAAAATTACAACCAGTTGATGACTTCACAGTCTCTGGTACAACTTTAACTATGGTTACTGCGCCAGCTGCTGGAGCATCTATTGTAGCAAAAATTACTAACACAGTTGATTTTGAAGAAGACACAGCAGTAGAAGGTGGTTCTTCTGAAGGTGTATATGTAACTAAAACAGTTAATTTAGAAAACCCATCAACAGCTTTAGATATAAGAGTTGCGGCAAGTGTTAGATCATCTTCTTCAATTCAAGCATACTTTAGAATAAGTGGTGGTGAAGAAACAAGAAGAATTAAAGACATAGAGTTTACTCCATTTAATATAGATGGCGCACCTGATCAAGCGATTGACCCATCAGTAGGCGATGAAGTACAAGATAACGATTTTAGAGATCGTCAATTTAGTGTTAGTGGTTTATCAGAGTTTACTTCTTTTGAAATTAAGATAGTATTAAGAGGTAGTGTATCACCATATGCACCGAGACTAAAAGACTTTAGAGGAATAGCATTGGCGATATAATGGCTAGATTAAAAGTAGAAGGACACGCAAGTTTATTAAGAGATACTTCTTCAAACGCTGTGATTACTACTTCTAGTGACTATATGATATATATGGCTCGTCATAAAGCGAGAAATAAACAAGGTGATGATTTAAGGACTGCTTGTAAAGAGATAAATAACTTAAAGGCAGAATTAAGAGA